ATGGAAGTCAGTGTAACCTGCTTGCAGTGTACCAATCAATGAGGCAGCTCGTGCTCGCTCATTCAAGTCCTTCTGTGATTCAATGTTAGATGCATTAAGTTCTGTAAGGTTACACATCTGGTAAGGACGTAGACCAATCTCACAGCACGGGTTAGTGCCCCAGTCTTTGTCGTTGGTAAAGTAAAGTCCTGGCTCCCCAGAGCCTGAGAGTTCCACACGTTCCCATAGTTTATCAAAGGCATCCTTGGTAATCTTATTACGCAACATCACAGCTGAGTTGTTAGACCGTGCACGTTGAGGGTTAGACTCCCACCATGAGCCAGCCTTACATGCCAGCATATCATTGTCATCCATAGAGAACAAGGAGATCATAGCAGCTCGACGTATACCACCAGTCAGTACTGCATCTGCAATGTAACACATCATGTCATGGACTTCTAACGTCCCTAGGTTACGTCCAATAGCTTGGTCTAGTACAGACCGTAGCTTATGTAAGCAATCCTTAAGGGGCTGTGGACCCGGAGCTTTACCACCAGTAGTGATAAGCATCGCACCCTTAGGTCGGATATCACGGAAGTCAAAGTCTACATCCATAGTGTTGTTGAAGTATGATTCACACAATACTTTGATTGCATCAGCCCAGCCTTCAATGTTATCTGACACTAGGAACCTACGCTTACGAACCTTAGGGCCTGCAACTTCCGGTAGCTTACGTACGTGATGACGTTGTACTGAATACCCTACACCTGTACCACCAAGCAATAGGAACATAGACTCAGCGAAAGCTTCAGGGCTTTCAATAGGTAGGTATGCACAGTTGTAGATGCGGTTAGGGGCTAGCTCAATAGGTGCACCACCAAACTGCAATGATCTCATAGATGGTAAGATCTTCTTATCGTATACATACTTGTAAGCTTTCTCAATCTCTTTCTTAAACTTAGGGTACTTACGTTGGTGCATCTCTTTGTTACGTGTGACTAGCTCAGCCCATGTTTCTCTACGCTCTAGCTCTGGTACATACTTAGCGTACTTTGAAAAGACTGTGATGTCTGATAAGATTTTGTTTGATGTATTCATTCTCTACCTTTCTTTAAATAAATTCTAATTCTATCGAGGATACCGAAGTCATCCTTCAGTCCACCGAGAGTACGGTTACAAGAGTGGCATAGCCAGCCCCTGAATTTACTGGTTAGGTGATCATGGTCCAGTGCCCATGGGGATTTGTTAATCCCTCCACATCCTGATGCTTCATCTTTGTTACGTAAGCAGATAGGACATTGATAGTCATCCTCAGGGTAGTCCGCTTCTAACCGCAGGTGTTGACGTACTTTAGCTACTGATCTTACACATAGCTTACAGGTTGTCTTACGGTATCCACGTCCGCTCTCCATTGAGAACTCATCTACTTCTTTCTTTACGTTGCACTTGTTACATGTCTTGTAGTCCATTAGTCTGATCCTCTATAAGAATAGAATCCAACTTTGATATAAAGTTTATGTAGCCTTCAGGCTCTCGGGATTCATACTCGGTACTGGTATCACCATGATAAGGAACTGACTCCCCGACAAGGGAGCTGTACCATTTGTTAGGGTCTAAACACCTAAGTATCTTTATTTTCATTGGAGTCACCCTTTGACGAGGCTTCAGCCGAGCTAGCCTCTTCTGGTTTATCTTTCACGTTACGGAAGATAGCATCGAAGTTAGTACTGAAGGTGTCTCTGTCTGGCATTGGCCGAGGTGCTGATCCTTTACCACTCATAGCCTACCCTCCAACTCGTCATCAACTAAGCTTGCGTACCCTGCGATGTCATGCCAGCTATCAGAGTAGTTGGGATCACCGTTAAGAATACGAGCTACCTTATGTTGTATCATCTCTAAGGATTCTTTCTGTGATGAAGACAGGGTGGTCCAGTTAGGACTACGCTTCATAGTATCCTTAAGCTCTTGTGCAATACGACTCTGACCTAGGAAGGAACCGTATCTCTTACCACGTTCGTTAGTTGTCTCAGTGTGACTGCTCATTGTCTACCTCCTCTAAGCTTTGGATACAGTCAAGCACATAAGATGCTAGCTGGAACGCTTTACTTTCATCATGCACTAGCTCCATATCACTGGACTCAAAGCTAACGCCTACTGTACTCTCACCACTATCGTCTATGTGGTCCTTCAGTCTAATAGTATACTCTGTCATTTGTTGTTACTCCAAAAGTTTAAGAAAGCTTTGATAGCATTGTCGCTATGCATAGCACCTCGTAGTAAATCTTTTACCTCTCCATTATCTAGTATAAGCATAGTAGGTATTGCCCGTATGTCATACTCTTTTGCCCGTTCCATTCCGTTGTCGGTGCCGGTGTTAACCTCTGTTACTTTGTCGGTCAAACCTACAGCCTTTATCCTGTTCTTTAATTGGTGGCAAGCAGGGCAGTTGTCGCCTGTGAACAGTAAGATTTCTTGCATGTGATGTCCTTTGTCGGTGTCCGAAAAAGCACTCAAGCTTTGTCGGTGTAGCAATTAAAAAGAGGACCCAGTTAAGGGCCCTCGTGTGTTACATCATTCTTGAAATATAAATTATAGTGTAACCAATTAGCGCACCCATCAGTACACCTTGAAAGAACAGGGCAGTTAACTCATACGCCCGATGTCTATTTACTTTACTTAGTACTTTGTTTATAAAACTTTTCATTGCGATAACCTTTTCATTTCTTCAGCCAGTTCTTCATCAGTTAAATCTGTATAGTCAAAGTTTGTATTGACGTTCTCAGTTCTCTGTAGTTTAGGCTGTTCGTATTCAGCTACGATAGAAGCAAGTCGTGATGCCTCCACCATATCATCAGCTGATATAGCTTTAATCATAGCAAGTTTCATTACAGTTAAACCCTTAGGTATAGAATCAACTAGACTATCTGATAAGTTATTTACCAGAGCAAGGACATCTTTCATGTTCTCTTTCATTTCATTGTTACGTATACGTGCTTCGTCTGCCTTGCCTTTCATCATCGCCATGTGTTCTTTATCATGACGTGGTTTAAGATTAGCTAACGAGTTAGGGTGTATTTTCTTCTTGCCTTCAGCTATATCTTCTTGTGTGTAAGTCTTGTCCATTAAGTTCTCCGTCTAGGTAATCCTCTATAAGGTACTATAATGCCTAGAAGATATTTAATGGGGGCTTACGGGGTGTTAGAGGGAGGGTAAAGAGACCCTATGCATTGGTATTAGATTACACATAGAGTCTCTTAGAAGGGATTACATTAGCCTCTGTCGATAACATCTATCAATAAGAAGCTAAAGATAACTATTGGTAGTATAAGTAAGATGATACTTACTCCAACCAAATCCCAATTGGGTAATTAGTTTACAGTTAGTAGGTTGTAAACTAGGTTACTTTAAAACTCAGAGTCGTCTGCCTCTGTGCCCTCGATGTCAAAGTCTACTGAACCAGTGTACTCAATTAAATCAGTGACTTGAATTGCAGTCATGATAGTTGAGATACCTTGGCGACCAGCTACATCGTACTCTCTACGATATACCTTAACGTTACCCTTAGACCCATTACCAATCTTAATCTTTGTACTGATAGGTTGCTTCTTGCCATCTACTAGTACAACTGGGTCGTTTTCTGTACCATCTTTACGTAAAGCTTTACGCTTCAAGTTGATAGCGACTCGACTTGGATCATCTTTGACAGGCTTAACATTGCCATAGCCCTCAAGTTCTTCTGCACGATCAGCAGGAGCTACGATCTGGCATTCCCACTGAAGAGTACCGAACGGATCAGTTGGGTTCTCAGGGTCTACCTTTACATAGTTAAGGGTTACGTCACGGATGATTGAAGTTCCAAGAATAGCAGTCATAATTATTACCTTTTAAATTAATTTATGTTACGTTGATGCTCTTGCAATAGGTAAGTTAATGTCCGCTTGGATTAGATTAAGTCTTTCAACTTAGTTTTAAAGTGTGCCCAGTTACCACTGTTTACAAGCTCACTTTGTTTATACCGATGACCTTCAAGAGTGTACATGAAAGCATCTCCGTATGGTGTATTGACTTCTGTTCTATCATAGAAGTTAGCTTCACTCTCACCACCGTACCCCTCAAGGATATCAAGTCGTCGCATAGTATCAGCATCAACTTCATACACCTCAGTGAACACGTGGGTATTACCTTTACGTACTCCAGGAAAAGCTCCGAGTGAGAACATCTCATAGCCGGGAACCCAATGAGTCCCTAGTTTATCAGAGCCCTCAAGGATTCGATGATTACCGAACCCCTCTCGGAGTGACCCGTACACTGCTACTTTATTTATCATGCAGACCACCTCTCTAGTTGAGAAGGATGTACCCAGAATGGTAGTCGCATCTCTTCACCATCACGCCATGTAGATATCTTAACCCAATCACAATCCATATCTGGGTGGAAACCTTCGATACTAAAGGCACGAGAGCGTCTTTGGGACCTAGGTACATCTTCCATAAGGTATCTTAAGGTTGGGCATGTGTGGTCAGGTGTTTCAAGGTGCCTAAGAGTTAGTTCCTCTATTACTTCTCCAGATAGACTAAGCATTGTACCATCTTCGTGGCAACTGTCAACGTTAATTTGTGTATAACCTACAGGGCCAATGAAGTTATTCCGGTTACTGTTATTAACTAACGTTACATCCCACATTAGAGGCTTAGCTCCAGCAAGGGTAGCTTTGAATGCAGATACATACCGATCTTTTGTACTCTCACCACTAATAGAACATGCAGTGTTAACTTCTATTACTGTAGCTTTCTTACGTCTCTTGTTCCAGATAACATCTACTGAACCAAAGTCAAGACCTAATACTTCAACAGCTTTAACAGCTTCAGATACAACAGATGCGTCTGGCATTACATCATTAATTGTAAATACAAAACCGTTAGAGTGGTTACGTACTTGATAGTTTATCTCAGCTCTGTTGTGGTAAGGGATAGCTTTCTTCTGTACAAAGAAGGGTACACCATTCATAACATGAACACGAAACTCATCACGTTTCTTTACGTACTTAGTGTACAGCAAAGAGGAAGGTATAGCTTTGGTTGCTGTTACGTCTTCTTTGAAGTTAGAGATAGTCAACCCTTCACCCGAGTGACCTTGAAGTACAGCACGGCATACCACATCATGACCATCACGATACCATTCACAAGCTTCAGACTTCTTAGTAGTCCAGTCAGGTATACTGACAGGGGCTTCAGGGTTAGCTACGTTGTACTCACTGATAGCTTGGAAGAACTCACCCTTATGTGATGCCTTACGTACACTAGCTGGCTTGTTAAGTACCCTTACAGAGGGCAGGTGGGATAGGTTTACAGTTGAGTTACCCCAGTTGATGATAGTCTTATCGCTACTATCGGAGACTGAAGAGTTCTCTAGCCTCATACGTTTGAAAGACATAGACTTAGCTAGTGTCTTTGCTGACTCACTCCCTAGTTTATAGGGTAGTACTAATACATTACTCATGCGTTTGCTCCAGTGTTGTTGTTACTAAGTAAGATTCTGTTGCTGCCTTTACTAATGATTCTTTACCTACGTTGTTCTTATCATCAGCTATTACTTCTATCAGGTCAGGCTCACGTACAACTATGGTATCTATTCCGTTGTCTTTAACCATGCTTTGTACAATACCGGTGTAATACCCAGCCAAGGCGGAGTTAGGTTGATGATAACACTTGGTACTTAGGCTAGTGTTTTCAACAAAGCAACCATACAATGTACCTTTAGCTTTAGTTTCAACTGTATCAGGTAGGCCGTGACTATAGAACTCAATTACTTCACCCACACTCATCTTATATTTAGATAGCGTAGGGTACGTGTTATATTGAGGTTTGCTAGTGTTTCCCCAATTCTTATTATAAGTAACTGGAGCAGGTAATGGCTTGGGATGAAGCTTCACCTTTCGTACTGAGACTTTACAACCTTGCCCCGCTTTTACATCAAAGTCAAATGATTGTAGCTGACCCACAGGTAACTCTTGTATCTCATACTCAACGTTGTTACGTGATAGGATAGCTTCAAGCATAAGTTTCTCAGATGCATAGTAGTATACATCACGAGATTGATTACGAGCAATGAACATAGGTCGTTCATCGTTACGTACCAGATAGAACTTACATTCGAAATCATTATACCAACTTAGAGTGAAGGCACCTTTAAGTTTACTAATTACTTCTTCAGGGTCTTCAGCTAAGCCCATAGCATAGGCAATGTTCTCACTATCAACATCGAAATCTTTATGATCAGGCAAGGTACTTTGATCTGTAAGGGTACCGTTGTGAGCTAGTGTTACGTTACCGTATGTAAACGGGTGAGCATTAGCGTCATTGATAGCACCTTGAGTAGCGTATCTGTTATGACCAAGCAAGAAGTCAGTACATGTTGTGCTTGCTATCTTGTCACCTATTTTAAGTTGAAGAAAGTCTGTTGAATTAACTGACCTCTTGTATGTTTGTACTTTATTATCAATACCGTTAACAGCAACACCAGTGCTATGCGGACCACGCAATGCATCTACAAACAGCAGTTGCTTAAAGACTTTAGAGTCCACATGATTGATACGAGTACCGATTACACCTACTAAACCACACATAATTTATCCCTTACTTTTTCCAATTGGGTACGACCTTGATTGTTTTCTATGATTTCACGTTCGTGATATACCATAGGACGATGGTGGATAATGTCTTCTGCTACCCACACACTTTCATACAGAGTTTCTTCTACTTCATACACTCGGGAGATGTTATCATTTACCAGACGTTCACCGAAGATAGCCGACAATAATGCATGAGGACCATGGGTACTAAGTAACCTTGGCAGATGAGTTACACTTTTAGTCTCGTCAACAGTGAACTCTTTGAGTGCTAGCAGATGATTAATCCAGTTGACTAACACAGGTTTACTACACGTACCCTTATGACCTCGGAACTCAAGAGACCCAAAGGTTTCTAGTGCGGTTAAGTTTAGTGCAGTATACTTAGTCCACATGCTATCAACAGATCTATGACCTAAGCGTATGATGTCACAGAGTTGGCTTACTTGGTGTTGACCACGGTATAGTGACATAGCGTAGATGTTATCAGCTCTTTCCGAACCACATATAGCAAAGAGGTAAGGTTCCACAATAGCATAGAGTATAACTAAGTCACACACTTGAGCCCAAGTAAGGTCTCTTGAGTCCACATGTACATGAACAGAGGTACGCATAGAGAATACAGGTTGGTACTCTGAGAGGGTAGCCTCTAACGCTTGTAGTCTATTGCAAGCAGACAATCCACCAATAGGACCACGGAATACATACTCTACTCCACCGCCTCTTAGGGAACCGTCACGGGTACTACGCCATCCATTTACTGAAGGTATTCTATTCATACCCTCTACTTCTACTTCAACTCCGATCTTTGTTGTGCTTACTAAGTCACCTAGCCTTTTCTGTGGTGCAGCTGGTGGGTTAAGGTTGTATAACGATTGAATTGTTGTATCCATCTGGTACAATTCTCCTTATCATTGGTTCAATATGAGATAGGTCTTCGTGAATACTAAGGGTTGTATCTTCGTAGGTACCTACAGCTCTCCCCTTATACATTAAGACTGGTTTACTTAGGTTAGCTAAGTTAGCTATGGCAAACTCAGGTGAGATAGCTCTTGATATAAAGTCACCATGGTATACACCCTCTACTGCTTCGAAGTAGTTAGTGTAGGTAGGTTCGTATATCTCATCAATAGCTTCGTTATCTAACGAGTAACCATAGGGCCTTAGGGACTCAAGCATGCAGTTTCCATTAACTCTGGTACGTAACAAGGATAAGCGTAGACCTTTCTTCCACTGCCTAACTGCTCGTCTATCTATATACCAAGAGTGTTTCTTTTGGTTGATGTTACCTAGCTTAGGGTACTC